CCCATCAAAGCAGTGACTCATTATAGATTCATGGATTCTGGCAACTGCTCTTTACTTGGGTATGGATTCCAACATTTAATGGCTAGCTCAATGAAGGCTATTAACAAGGCTACTAACTCACTGTTTAACGCTGGTGATTTGGCTAATTTACAGAGTGGTTTTTTATCCAAAGAGCATCGACAAAAGAAAAAAGGCAGCATAGACTTTAAGCCTGGCCAATGGAGAGACACTAATTTATCACCGCAAGAGTTAAGGGATAGTGTTATCCCATTACCAACAAAAGAGCCCAGCACTGTCTTACTTCAGCTTAACGAGCAATTAAAAGCTGAGACTAACGCGGTAGGTAACAAGGTTGATTTAAATGAAATGATGAGCCCTAACATCCCGGCAGCCTCGGTGCTTGGCATGCTACAAGAGGGTGCGATTCCAACATCAGCGTTATTATTCCGAACACTTAACTCAATGAGTGAAGAATTTCGTATCATGTATGAGTTGAACGCGCGATACGCCGACCCAGTTCAGTACCAAAAACTAAATGACGGCGCTAATTATGATGATGATTACTCGGAAGAGCTGTTTATAAAACCAACTGCAAATGCTAAATTTAGTAATCAGTCACAAAGAATACAGCAAGCAACTGCTGAAATGGATCAGATACCAATGATTATGCAAGCTGGTGGTAATGTATTACCTATAATCGAAGGTTATTTTAATGCGATTAACTCTGATAAGTATGACGCTGTATTTAATAAGCAGCCATCACCTGAAGAGCAGGCGAGAATGGAGCAGATGCAGGCAGCTCAAGAGCAGCAAAATCAATTACTACAAAAACAAAACCAAATGATTGAGGCTGAGCTACAATTAAGAAACAAAGAGCTAGAAATAAAAGAGTCCGAATCAGCGGCTAAAGTTGCTACAATGCAGGCAGAGCAAGAAAGGAAAGACATTGAGGCGCAGGCTAAAATGGCAGAGCTTGAAGCTAAAATCCAGCAGATGGAAGTTGGTAACATTAAGACTATACAAGAAGCTGAAAAGATAAACGCAGAAACGCAAGCAACAGAAGCGCAACAACTAAAGACAGTCGCGGAATCAATGGCGGCATTAGATAGTAGAGATAACAGTGAAAACAATTAGAGATATTGCAGAGGATATTAAGAAGGCCGAGAGTGTTCTTGATGTCACTGAGGACGAAAGAGCGGAGTGGCAAGCGCTAAATGAAACCAAACTTTACACTCTCAATTTAATTAAGCGGCATAGTGAATTATTATTTACACTAGCCGGAACAGAGAGCGGCAACTCAGCAGAAAGAGTCCGCGGAAAGATACAGATTTTAGATGATTTAATAACAGAATTAACACAAACAGAGAGAGATGATGATTAATCTTAAAGTAAAAGACGTAGCACCCGCGGGTTATTCCGTGTTAGTTGAATTACATAGAGTTAATGACGCCGATGACGATGGTATTTTAAAATCAAAAGGCGGAATAGCTCTGCAACAATCAGTTGCCAAGAAAGAGAATGAATCGGTACAGATTGCAAAGGTAGTTGCTATTGGCCCATTTGCTTACTCAAAACTTGAGTGCGGCTGCAATACTCCGTCAGATTGGGGTGTTGAGGTTGGTAGATATGTATTGTTTGATTCATATTGCGGGCGTAAAGTAACTAGTGACCCTAAAGATTTACGTCGTATCGTTACAGACCAAGAGATTAAAGCTGTAGTTACATTAGAGACTGAGGAATAAAAATGGATACACTAAGAGAAGAAGTGCAAGAGCAAGAAGCGCCAGAAGTTGAGGCGGCAGAGCAAGAGCAAGTTGAAACTGAGGCGGTAGAGCAAGAGCAACAAGAGCCTGTTGAAGTATCAGCAGAAGAAAAGCAAGCCCGTGAGAAGGGGTGGGTAAACCTAGAAGAGTGGCAAGAACAAGGTAAAGACCCTGCTGATTGGGGTGGATATAGAGCGTTCAATAAGAATGGCTCAATCTTGGCGCAGAAGTACGCAAGCGAGCGCAAACACCAGGAAGAAATACAAAATTTAAATCAATTTCACAAAATGCAACTAGACAGTAGAATCAAAGAGCTTGAAACTAAGCGCATGGATGCTGTAGAAATGGCGGATACTGACGCATACAGTAAAGCGCAAGGTGAGATTGACGAGCTACAAAAGCAACAGGCGCAAATACAAAACCAAGCTCAGCCGTCTGTTAGCGAAGCAGACCAGCAAATCGAAGCTGCTTGGGAGTCAGAAAACCAATGGTTAAAAGGCAATGACCCGAAAGCTGTTTATGCGCGTGATGTTGCAAACAGAAGCCTGCACTTAACCGGTCAGGACTTTGTTGACGCTATCGAGGCACAAGTCAATTCAGCGTTTCCGCCAACAAATCCAAACCGTGACCGACCAGCAATGACTGATAAAGCATCGCCGCGAACAGTTAAGAGCGAGAAACCCACAATGTCATCATTGAGTCAAGAAGAAAGAAAAATGTGGAATGCGATGTCAGGAAACAAGCACATGACTGAAGCTAAATTTTTAAAGATGGTAGAAAACTCAAGAAAAGGCGTATAAGAAATGACTAGAAAAAGACTAGAGAAAGACCAAGGTGAGCGTGAAGCGGTTGATTCATTTGACGAAATGGAACGTGACGCACAAAAACGAATTAAAGCTAACGGGCGTAAGTCTTCAATGCGTGGCGTTAAACTTAAAATACCCAATATGGATCCAGATTATCATTACTTTTTTGCTAGCGATAATCCTCAGTCAACCGGTAACGTGCAAGATAAGCTTGAGCAGGGCTATCAGTTCGTTAGGCATGAAGTGGGAGCGCATCGTGGCGAGGTGTTGCAGAATCGCACTAAAAGCACTACACTATATGCTATGAGGATTCTGAAAACAGACCGCGATGAATTACTCAAAGAATTAAGACAGGCAGTAAATAGGACAGAAGTCGGTTTACGTGACCTAGAAAAGAATCAATACGCTGCTGATGAAAGTGGCAAAGGCGTTACACAAGAGCAAGAGACACAAAGCGAATTTAACCCACTAATGGATTAATCGCTGTTTAGTTTGCCGTTAAGGTTATTAAACTAATAGAAAATAACACTTACTTTTATTTACTATTGGAGAATACTATGGCTTTCGTACTAGCTATGAGCCAAAGTAGCGATGACCATAACGGCAAACTAGAGTCTTACTCTGTAGACGCCGCACACGCTACTTTATTAGCCCCAGGTGACGTTGTTGTTGCTACTGGCGAATCAGATACAAAAGGCCGAGCTAAAGCAGACGCAGCAGCACCCGGCGCAGCAATCACAGGCGTTATTGCTGGAATCTCACCTCAACTAAAAACCGAAAACCTTGTAGAGACTGGCTTGCCTGCATCTACCGAAGGTAATATCTTAGTTCATGTTGCACCAGAGCTTAACTTCATTGCTGATGTTGTTAATGGCCCTTTGACTGATGCTGATGTACAACTAAACGTTGATATTGACGCAACCGCCGCAACCAAGAGTGGAGGCCTAACCATCTCAAATATGGCGATTGATGCCGCGACTGTTGCAACTACATCAACACTTCAATTTCGCATTGTTGGCCTTGTTCCTGATGGTGTTGATGGTGTCCCTACGGGCTTAAAAGCTCGTGTACGTTTAAACAATACTACAATCCGTAGTGGCGCGGCAGGAGTATAATTATGTCAGGTACTATTACTACAGGTAACGCACCACGACTCTTGCTTGAAGGCTTGGAGTCTATTTTCGGCAGTGAATATGCTGAACGAGAGATGCTTTGGCGTCGTGTTTTTGAAGATAAATCATCATCAAAAGCTTACGAAGTGTTAGCACAAGTTGAGGGTTTTGGTTTAGCTTCCGAGAAGACTGAAGGCCAGGAAGTTCAATTTGATACTCGTCGTCAGGGTTTTGTTCCTAAATTCATCGCTACAACTATCGCTAAAGGCTATGTTGTTACAGAAGAAGCACAGGAAGATGATTTATATAGCCAAGCCCAGCGTGACGCTATGTCATTAGCTCGCTCTATGCGTGTAACTGAAGAAACGGTTAGCTTTAATATTCTTAACCGTGCATTCGATGCAGCATACACAATGCCAGGCGGCGATGGTAAATCACTAATCGCAACCGACCATCAACTAGGTCCAACAAATACAGGCACTTACTCAAATGCAGCGGCAGTAGCGGCGGCATTCTCTGAGGCGGCGCTTGAAGATATGTTGATCCAAATCGACCGCGCGGAAGATGCTCGTGGCTTGCCAATCTCACTAACTCCTGAGTTATTAGTGGGCGCAAGTGAGAACCGCTATGAGTTTGAGCGTGTCATGGGTTCGGTATTACAGAATGACACAGCTAACAACGCTGTTAATGCTGCCAAATCACTGAGCGCAGTTCGTAATGGTTGGATCACAACTCCTTACTTAATCGGTGACGCATGGTTTATCAAGACTGATGCAATGGACGGTTTATGTAGCTTTAACCGCGTACCTCTGAGCTTCGGTCAAGATAACAGTTTCACAACTGGCAACCTACGCTTTAAGGCTCGCCAGCGTTACTCTAAAGGCTGGGCAGACCCACGCGGCTTATACGGCAACGCAGGTTCGTAGTAAAAAACAGCCCTGCAATAGCGGGGCTTTTTCCTTTCCTTAAGGAGTAAAAAATGTCTACACGATTAAACGCGGTTGGCTTAAGTGGCAACAAATCAAAATACGACACAGTTAAAGCAATTATTGAAATTGACTTGAACGTCGTAGCAAGTGCAGCAGCACAAAACACAAATGTATTCTTAACTTACGGCCAAATCATAAGCGCATGGGTTTACACCAAAACACCAGAAACAACGGGCGCAGTAAAAACTGTATCTGTTGGCATTGCTGGCGGCTCTGGTACTGAGTTAATCAATGCTGGTAGCGTATCTGGTTCAGGAATTAACGGTAGCGCAAGCGTTCCATTAACAACAAATTTAGCTGATGAAATTACCTATACATTAGGCTCGGCTGATTTTGCGGAATTAGACGCGACACTGGTTTTAGAAGTTAACCAGCAAACCAAGTTATAAGGAATTGTCATGGCTGAAGTAAATGGAAACCCGGGATACACTCAACTAGAAAAGCTAAACATAACTGATGAGCTATTAGTCAAGGGCATGCCTGTTGGTGGTGCTTCTGGCCGCTTTGCTGAAAACGTTGTTATCATTAACGATGTTAGTGAATTAGATGTTTATGAGTCTGGCGGTAAATATGTTTTAGATGGTATGACGGTATATGACTTTAGCGCCCTTAGTGGGCTAACTATTCCATTTGCTTTTGACGTATCAGCAGGCGGTATTGTTATAAAAGCCGAAACAGCCTTATATGCTATGCTTACCTATCTAGGTACTGACGACTTGTTTACCGGTCCGAACCTAGACATTAGGAACATCGCAATAGTCGCACCATTCGCTAATGTTTTTAATTTAACCAAAACCGGTAGCGGAGCTGATTACTTTCTTTGCAACACTATTTTAGTTGCCGTAGCTGCAAAATGGGGCACATTCGACCTTAATGATTTAAACATTATCAATAGTGGCTCAATTGATGTTCAACAAGGCATCACCCTAAACGGTACTGACTGGAACACAAGCAGAGCAGATGGCTTAAATCTACAGTCATCTAACGCGGGCTTTATCGGTCTTGATATATCAAACGCGGTACTTTCAGACCCTAAGTTTGACTCGGTGGTAATTAATGCACCAGTAGGAGCTGTTGGTCTTAATTCTAATGGTAACGCTGACATACAGCCCAATGAAATATGCAGTTATACAAACGGCAACTTCACAGGTGGTATTACTCCACTTGGTGGTGGTGTCACGGTGGGTGATATTAGGTTTGACTTTAGCTCAAATGGCGGGTTAGAGGATTCAATAATTGCAGCAAACCCCTATCTAGTAACACAAACAACCGTACCAATAGCATCCACGAATACATTTGTTAAAATCAACCAAGGAAACTGGCTAAGCTCTATTAGTGAGCGCTTATCAGTAAGTGTTGATGGTGATGTCGAGAACACAAGTGAGCAACCTATCAGGATTGATTTCACCGGATTTGTAACAATGGAGAAGGCCGGTGGCGGCTCTGATTACGTTGTTGCTAGATTGGTTCTAAATGATACGCCGGGCGATGCAGCAAGCGTGATAACTGAGAATGGAACTGAAAACAGCCAACCCACATCGGTTCCATTGGTTGGTATATTCACTCTACAGCCTGGCGATAGCGTATCTATTTACGTGGCAAATACAGATAGTGCAGCAAATATAATTGTATCAAACGCGAAATTCACAAACTTTAGATTGAGGTAATTATGAGTAGAACAAGACAAGCAGCACAACAAAAGAAAGGCAGCCAACTACCACCTAACCAACAGGGTAACAAGGTGTAGTCATGCCTCGCATGAAAAAGCACAAAATGAAAGCTAGACCCGGTGATCACAAGGTCAGAGATGACTTGACCGGGTTTACCTATATGCGCTCCGAGTGCCAATTCACTTGGGATAATAAACTTGTGCCAAGTGAATATTTTGACGAAAAGCACCCGCAGCTAATAGTCAAACCACATCAAGATAAAATAAGCGTTGCTAACCCTAGACCAACGCCCGAAGATGATGCAAATTTGCCATTTGGCGAGGGCAATAGAGACGACCTATGAACCAACCTACACTACAAAGAACGGCTGTTGATATAGTAAAGAAAGCACTTAGATTGCTAGGTGTGATTGATGCTGAATTATCACTTAATGCCGTTGATAGAGAGCAGGGTATTGAAACACTCAATGATATGGTTAAGAGTTGGCAGCAGCAAGGCTTTCATCTTTGGACTATTAGCGAGGCTGTTTTATTTCTTCAGCAAGGGCAAGAAAAATACAAGCTTGGCAATGACTGCAAAAACGCAATCACAGACGATTACACGCTTGATTCTGTTACTTCTGATTATGTGCCTGCCTCACTATTGATTGAAGTTGCTGATAGTGCAATCTATACAATGAGTGAAACTATACTAATCACACTTGATAACGGGCTTAAGTTTGAAACCACTGTTACAGGGTTTGGTATTGGTTCTATTTTAATTGCAGATGAGCCAACGGATACAGTAAGCAGTGGTAATGATATATTTCTAAATGTTGAATACATCAATAGGCCAATGAGCATAATCGACACTAGGTTTAGAGAATCAAATACCCGCGAAGACATTCCCACTTATGAGTGGGCAAGAACAGATTATTTTGAACAGCCAGATAAAACAAGCCAAGGCACTGTAACGTGCTGGTACTACTCTCCGCAATTAACAGGCGGCGACGTTTAGGTGTGGCAAGCACCATCGTCTAACAATCAGCAGTTAAGAATGACATACGTTAGACCAACAGAGATAACGCCCGAGAACGGTGACAATCCTGATTTTCCTAGTGAATGGTTTTTAACGCTATCTTATAACTTAGCTTTATATTTAGCTGATGAGTACACAGTTACAGACAGTAAGTTCCAGCGAGTTCAAATGCAAGCCATGCAATTGTTGGAGTCTGCGAAAGGCTTTGATAATGAAGACACTTATATACAATTGAATCCGGACCACACACGATGATTAGCGAGATACCGCTCAGCGGTGGCTTTTATCAATCAGAATCTCTACCGGTAAGCTCTCAAAGATGCCTTAACTTTTATGTTAACGTTCCTGAAACTATGGGTATATCACAAGCTCAATTATACCCAACACCAGGCTTAACAGAGATTGCAAACAGCGGTGACTTTGAAGTAAACCGCGGCTCTCACTCGTTTAAGTCAGAGCCTTATTTTATTAACGGCAATAAACTATATAGATTAAATCGTGTAGCAGGTAGCCCGACATCATTCAGCTTTAACCTTGAAGAGCTGGGCGCTATAAGCGGCACTGGCAGAGTTTCAATTAGTGATAATGGAATTCAATTGATTATTGTTGTTCCCGGCACTGGCATTGGGTATACATACGAAAAAACAAACGGATTACAGCAGATAACCGACGCAAATTTTACGGCTAATGGGAATGCTGAAGTTGTGGTATTTATTGATGGTTACTTTGTTTTCTCAACTGCTGGAAAGAAGTTTTTTGTATCAAATTTAAATGACGGCACTAGCTACAACGCCCTTGCATTTGGTACAGCCGAGGCTGACCCAGACGACATACGCGGACTACATGTTCATCGCAATCAATTATATGTCTTTGGCTCTCAAACTTGCGAAGCATTTAGAAATGTTGGCGGCATTGGGTTGTTCCCATTTCAGAGAATTACGGGCTACGTATTACCAAAAGGCTTAGCAAGTAAATTCTCAATAGCTGAGTTTGACGATACCTTTGCCTTTATTGGTCAGGGCGATAACGAGGCCCCACAAATTTACGTGCATAGCGGAAATAACTTTACCGTGGTATCAACAACAGCTATAGATTTAAAGCTGCAAGAGAATACAGATATTCAGCTAGATGAAGCTTTTGCGTGGTCATACGCTGCAAAGGGCGAGGATTTTATAGGCTGGACAACAGCAAGCGGGACATTTGTTTTACAATCCAAAGCCAGCAAGCTAACGCAGAAAAAAGTATGGTGTGAGCGACGCTCTGAAAACCTCAGGAACCAAGAATCATGGCGTGTTAACTCAATAGTTACAGCTTACGGCAAAGTGTTATGCGGTGATAGTGAGGGCGGTATAATTGGGGAGCTAGATTTTGATTCCAACACTGATTACGGCGAGTTTGTGACCAGAGAAGTCGCTTTGCCAACAATCAGCAATGAATCTAAACGAGTTTTTCACAATTCATTTGAGATTGAAATTGAAAGCGGAATAAATCCCGACCCATCAGCCGAGCCGAAAATCGCACTATCTTACTCTAATGATGGCCGTATATTCACAAGTGATAGATTAATGAGTGCGGGCAAAACTGGCGAATCAATCAAGGCTAAGCGCTTTAGATTGGGCCAATCAAACCGATTCAGGATTTACAAGCTAACAATGACAGATAACAATAGATATGTTCTATTAAAGGCTTTGGTGGATTTAGATGCCGTATAAACTAATAAACCCGACAGAAGTAAATATACCTATTGTAGAGCGCGACAACAGCCCGACACAATCGCACTTTCAAATACTTGACGACTTAACCCAGTTAGAGATTAGAGCTGGTGATGGTAGCCCAGAGGGTGTCTATAAAGAAAAATCCAAAACACTCTATATGGATACAAGCGGCGCCGCAGGTAGTATACTGTATATTAAGACAACGGGCATTGATGAAAATACGGGCTGGGTTTTAGTGTGATAATAGAAAGAACTTACAATTCCGGATTAATAATGGATATCTTGCTGGACAAGGATATTATCAGTGTAATAGCGGAAGATGGTGCTACCATTCAGAATATACAGCCTGATGTTTTTAATGATATTTGGCTTATTGCTATTGATAACAATAAGGTGATTGGCGTGTGCAGCTTACCGGCCAAAACATCATCATGCTGTGAGGTTCATTTGAGAATATTAAAAGAACACAGGGCGAAAAGCAAAAGCGAAGTTTCAGAGAAAATAGAAAAATGGATTGTTGACAACACGCCATTTAAGACTGTTATAGCAGAGATACCCGAGGTTTTTATTAATGTGACCTCTTTTATGAAATCAATTGGCTTTAATCAAGCCGGTGTTATTGAGAAATGCTGGAAAAGGAATGGCGAATTGATTGATTTAATTATTTTAAGTAAGAGGGTTTAACATGGGTGCAGCAGCAATACCACTGGCACTAGCTGGCGCAAGCGTTGCGGGTTCAGTTTATTCAGCAAAGAAACAAAGTGACGCAGCAAAGAAGCAGCAGGCAAGCCTAGAGAAATCACAATCTCAATCAAGGGCTGATGCCGAGCGTGGCAAGTTGGAGCTTCGCGAAATGTACGGCGATGCATTGTGGACAATTGAAGCAATGACGCCTGAAATAATAGCCCAGTTACAAAACGGCCAGTTGACAACAGAATCTTATTTGCAAAACTATACCAGCGAAGCAAATAGAATGCTTGGTGAGTCGGCATTAAATTACAAAGCCGAGCTTCTTGGGGACACCTCCGGAACAGTAAGACGGGACAGTCAAGGTCGGGCAATGCCAATGCTCTCAGACCCATCCGAATCAAGGGGAATTCCAACTTACGGGCTGGGTGGGGCTGAGGCAGCTTTAGAGCAGGCGAGATTTAACGCCGCGCAAGATATAACACAAGGAAGAGAGGCGGCAAGGCAAGACTTAACTCAATCAGCTTTGCGTGGTGAGCGTGGTTTAATTGATAACTTTGAGCAGGCAAGAAACCAACTGCAACAATCAAACACGGAAAGAGGGAGGGGAATAAGGGATGCCGCAACAACGGCTCAAGATAGACTATCTCAATCACAAGATGACATCAATAAGGCGCTAAGACAAGGCCAGTTTGAACAATTAGGTCTATTGCGTGATAGCCAAATGAATATGCAGAGGGCTTTAACTAGAGGTTATGATGACGCCGCCAAAATAGAAGGCGATGGATACAATGACGCTAGGCAGGAATTAAATCGCGCCATGAAATATGCGTCCTCAATATCAACACCAAGAATGCAAGCAAGCACAGGACACCTTAGTCCGTACAGTAAGGCTGGGGCAAAAGCAACCGAGTTAGAGTTGGCTTATTCCGGTGCTGCCGGTGCTGACGCACAAGCGGAGGCTTATGCTAACTTTCAAGAAAGTCCAGGGCAAAAGTTTTTACGTGAAAGGCAAGAGCAATCGCTACTTAGAAACGCAGCGGCAACAGGTGGGTTGCAAGGCGGTAACGTATTAACGGCGCTACAAGAGCAGGCTCAAGGCATAGCATCACAGGACTTACAAAGACAAATAGCAAACCTTCAATCTATATCTGGAAGAGGGTTACAGGCTGCGGGGCAGATAAGCTCTCTCGAAACACAAGCCAATCAAGCTAACGCTCAGTTAGGTGGTCAAGCGAGTATTGCTAGAGGCCAATTGCGCTCAGATATAGCAACAAAGCTAGCTGAGTTATCACAAAGAACAGGGCTGAGTGAATCTCAATTGAGTCGAGGTCTAGGTGAAAAGCTGGCGGCGCTAGATGCTCAGTTTACCTCGGCTGAATCACAGCTTAGACAGAATACTCAAAACCAGCAAATTGCAGGCATGAGGGATACAGCTGGGAATTTAGCAAATATAGATCTACAGACAGCTCAACAGGTGGCTGGATTGGATGCGGCAACAGCGGATAGATTATATCAATCACTACAACAGCAAGGGCTGAGTACAAATCAGATAAATCAGGTGTTGGGCGCTAATTTAGCGGGGCTAGAAACAGGCGCGTCCGGACAGTTGGCTAGCAATCAAATGCAGACCGGCGGAATTATCGGAAACATGAGAATGAATGTAGGACAGCAGCTAGCTGGTAACATTGGGCAGACAGGTCAACAGCAAGCCGCGAATGTTAGCAACCTTGGCACTAACTTGGCTAACTTAAATGATAGAACAAATGCTAATATTGTTGCAGCATTACAGAATAGAATGAATAACAGGTCCCAACTGCAATCACAGCTAGGTACTAACCTTGGTAATATCAGTGTAGGCCAGGGCTCTAATACTCTAAACTTTGCCAATCAGCTTGCTCAATCTGCTGGTATGCGAGATATAGCT